GGCCGCACGGCGGAAGAATTGCAACGCATGGGAATGGGTGGTCAGTTTGCAGGACAAAGCGAGGCATTGGCTCAACAGAGGTTGGCTGAAGAAAGAGCCTTGCAACAAATGGGAGTTGGAGCCGCTGGAACCGCTGCTGGCTTACAGGCACAGCAAGCTGGTTTGCAACAACAGGCTTTGCAAGCTGCTGGAGGAATGGCTGGTCAAAGAGCTGGTCAGGCACAGCAAGCCCTTGGTGCAGCAGGAAGCTTAGAGCAGTCCAGATTGTCTCAACAGTTACAGGGAACCGGACTAGCTCAGAACATTGCTCAAGCTGGTTTTGCTTCAGATATGGCCGGAAGAGAGCAGCAGCTTCGGGAGTTGGGAATGGGAGCACAGGAGGCAGCTCGTTTTGCACAGCAGCAGGCTCAACAAGATGCAATGCAAGGTCAGATTATAGGGCAGCAAGCAGGTCTTGCTGGTCAACAAGCAGCCTTTGCTGGACAAGAGGCTAGTCTTGCCGGACAACAATTTGCACAACAAGCTGGCATTGAGCAGCAACAGTTTCAGCAACAGGCCCAAAGAGACTCAGCATTGGCTAGTCTTTACGGACAGCAAGCCGGTATGGAACAACAGCAATTTGCTCAACAGCAAGCTGGTTTGGGTCAAGCATTTCAAATGCAAAGGGCAATGGGTCCAGACATTGGCGCGTTCTTTGGCCGCCCTGCTTCTCAAGCTGAAGGACTGCAAGTTCTTGGTATGGGTCAGCAACAAGCAATGTACGGAACCACACCACAAGCAACCGATCCAATGTTGGGTGTCAATATGGCTTTACAGCAACAGGCTAATCAGACAGCTCTGAATACTGGAGCAATGGCTGCAAACGCTCAAGCTCAAGGTGGATTTATGGGGGGCCTTGGTTCTATAGCTGGTGGACTACTGGGCGGTGCTGGAGCAGCAGGAGGATTTGGAGCATTATTTAGTTAGGAGATAATTATTATGGCAGTATTAGGTAGCACAGTTGATCCCCGATTGGGGGCCGTAAGCCCTGCGGCAATACAGGCACTTTCACAAGCTGGAGCGGCAACGGGACAGATGTACCAAAATCTTGGTGGCTCCATTGCTGGTGTCATGGAAGATGTTGGAGAACGTAAGCTGGAGAAGAAACAAGCTGATCAAATTTTTGCCTCACTTCAAGGTGGCCTTCAGGCTTATGCCGATGAGGCTCAGGTTGATGTTTCTGTTTTGCTGAGTTCTCTAAATGCAGCCAAGGGAAATTTAGAAGCTTTGAAACGTTTAGAGTCCGGCTTGCTCACTCCAATGCTTAGGGGTGCGTCCGAAACTTCTCAACGTGTATCCGCAGGGAAAGACATGGCAGAGTTTGAGTTTGATTTAAGTGAGATAAAAAGAGAAAACATTCAAGATGACAGAATAGAACTTGAAGAAAAACTGTCTGAATTGGGCATGGAAAGAGCCAAATTTGACTTAGGTCTTCAGAAGAATTTCAAAAAGTTTTCTACCAAAATTGATGATCTTTCTTTTAGTGAAAGACAAAAACTTTTAAATGTACTCAAGCTTGACTACTATGAGAAAAGTCTAGACGCAAAGGGACGCCAAGATCGTAAAAATTTACGGAAAGAGTATGGATTAATAGAGAGGCTTGAAGATCAGTCTATTTCAAGGGCTATAGATCAAGAAATAGGAGCATACAATAGTTATGAAAAGGCTATAAGGAATGCTAACACCGTAGCCGATAGACAGAAAGTTCATAGAGAAGCTCAAATTGCGTTTGGTAAAAGGGGATTTGAACTACCTACTTTTGATCAAAGCTTGTTTTCTATAAAAGATTTATCTCAGAGAAAGCTTAACAATGAGGCTCTTCCTGGAATTTCTTCTGCCGTGCAAAAAGCCATACAGAGGGGTGATGTTACAGAAAATGAATACTATCGTATGCTGATAGCTATGAATGGTGGCTTTACTCAGGAAGATTTCGGCGATAGCGGATTGAGCCTTGATACCGCAGAAAAACTAGCCGCTGCAAATAGGACGGAATTTAATAGGATTAGGCAAAAAATTGAAGGAGAAGACTATCAGCGTCCAAGCAGACAATACCGTCGCGGTCCCGCCTATTCTCCAGGAGTAGGAATGCCGGGAGGAGGAATAACCAGTGAGGCTTTCAAGATGGTGGTTGATGATCCCTATAAAAAGAATTCCGGATTCTTAGGACTTTTCCCAGACCCATCAGGATTCAGGTCAGACAATTTAGATAAAGCGATGAATGCTATGCTGCAAGGCATGGGAATGCAGGAAACAATTGACGAGCAATAATGCCTTTTACTACCGTCAACCTAAAGTCTGGTGAGTCTGTTCGGGTTGAACATTCGGAAGATGCTACCAGAGATGAAATTGTTCAACTAGCTAGGGAAGATGCCGCAGCTCAAGCTGCTGCTCCCCGAAGTGGTGGTTCTCTTGCTAGAACCGGCCTTGGCATTGCTGGTGAAATAGCCGTTGGTGAAAGTGCCAAGCTAGGGGGAGCTGCCGCAGGAGCCACCATAGGAGCCGCAGGTGGCCCGTTGGGCATGGCCGTAGGTGGAGGCATAGGATATTTGGTAGGAGCCATTTCTGGGGGCCTCGGAGGTTCCTATTTCAGACAGAAGATGTCACGCCCTGGGGAAGATTTGTCCCAAGGAGAAATGGTTGCCGACACTCTGATTAATCTTATTCCTTTTGGAGCAATTGGAAAGGGTGCTAGCCTAGCTACGAGAACAGCTCAACACGCAGCTTTAGGCGGGGCCATCGGAACCGGAGCAACTGCTGTTGAATCCGTCATAGAACAGGGAACCTTGCCCACTTTGTCTGAACTTGCCAAAGCAGGAATAACATCTTCTGTTCTTGGTGCTGGCTTTGGTATGACAGCAGAAAGATTTGCTAAAAGCTACGAGAAGTTTGCTGGACGCAGACCCGAACGCATGATGGATGCGTTACGCAAAAAAGACCCAGATGCTGTAGACCTAGCCAATGCTGCTGAATCTTCTGCACTCCGCAATGCGGAGCAGACAAATCAGAAAATGCAGCAGGAAATACTAAATCGACGCGAGCAGTTTGACGACGATTTGATCAGGCTTTTGCAAGAACAAGACCAATCTGGCGGTGGGATATACGCTGGAACGGGAAGGTTGAAAGTTGAACCAGATGTGTTTGTTACGAAAAAAGGAAAAAACAAAGGAGAAATAATAGAAGAAGGAACGGATGCTTACAGAGCCTTGCGTTTGTCTAGGCCAATAGCTGAAAGAAGAATGAATAAACTGGATTCCGAGTTCCAAGGATATACGGATTCTATAAGACAGGCATCCAGCAAAGCTAACCTAAATCCTATGCAGCTTAGTAATAGGATAGATGAGTATTTACACGCTAAATACGCTCCAACATATAACAAGAAGGTTAAGCTTGATGGTGGTGCTGGTGTTAGTGTTCTTGGTAACGAGATGACAACTGCGAACGCCAAGAAAATAGTAAAGAAATTTGATGCTGATGTCCTTCCGTTTGCATCTAGTGCTGTAAAACAAGCTCAAAAACTTTCATCTGACATAGCTGAAACTTTGTATGAAGGTAAAATAATAAACCAAACTACATACAATCAGTTTAAAGAGAATCCAGACTATGTTCCTTTACAAAGATTGATTGGTGACTCCTTAGACCCAAACCAAGCAGGAAATTTTTTCTTTAGTAGGGCTGTGTTTAAACCAAGCACACTCAAAGAAGTTAAAGGAAGTGCGGAGCTTGAGGCTTCTATTACGAAAAATCTGGTTACGGCCAACATAGAAGCAATAAAGCTAGCCGAAGCCAACAAGGCTAATTTGGTCTTTAAGAGACTTTTGGAAGATCCATCCAATAAGGAAAGAGCTGGTGACATTGTTAAGGTTCAGAAAGAAACAGCTTCTGGCAGAAATTTCACAAAAGACACTCCTGTCATAACCGTTTTTGATCCATCAAAACCTTATACAATTACAAAAACAATTGGTGGCGAAAAGGTAAAGCAACCATCGATTAAGTATTATTTAGATTTCAGCGAAGGAGTTGCTCCAGAACTTGGGTCTGCTGTTAGGGGAGTGAATAAAAACGATATGGGTAGCTTAATGAAAGGCTCCTATGCCATAAATAAATATCTTGGTGCTATATATACCGGATATAACCCATCATTCATGCTTCCCAATCTTATGCGTGACCGTGTTGTTAGTGCTTTGAATACATATAGAAATTTGGATTCATCAGCTTTGACATCTGTTTTAAACCCCAAAGGCACATATCAAGAAATAAACCTAATAAGGAAAAAACTTTTTGGTCAACCTCTTCAGGGCCAAGAAAAACGATTAGGTGCTTTATATGAAAGGTTTGTTGCTGACGGCGGATCGGCTGGCGGCATAGCCACAGACACTCTTAGGCAGATACAAAAAGACGTTAAGGATTTTGATTTCTCTAATAAAAGTACCACCAAGAAAAGAGTTTCTGCTTTTAATAATTTCGTAAGGAAGGCTAATGAAATGGTTGAGGATTCAACTAGATTTAGCGTTTACCGAGCAAGTATTCAAGGAGGAAAAAGTGGAAAGGATGCGGCTATGGCAGCTCGCAATGCTAGTTTTGATCCCAAGCAAAAGGGAACTCGCGGCGATCAGCTTAGAGCTTTATATTTGTTTTCCAATCCTAGTATCCAATCGACCAAAAACTTTTGGAGAAGCCTAAAAGACCCCAAGGTTTTTAAGCCAGTTCTGGCCGCAACACTTGGAACCGCTGTGTTGATTGAAACATACAACTCCATTATTGATCCAGACTGGAGAAACAAAGTGAAAGGTGGACCGGACAAGAGCGAGTGGAGGCTGAACAAGAATCTGGTTGTTTTAAATCCATTCAAGGGTGAGGATGGAAGCTTGTCTTACTCTCAGTTCCCTTTGGCCCATGAAATTTCCCCAATATGGACTGCTACAAATGGCATTGCCCGAATGATGCACAATCAAAGCTATAAGGCTGGTGCAGCAGCAGGGTTGCTAGATGCAGAGGAACTTGCGGCTATGCCTGGAAGGTTGGATTCCACCGATCAGATAATTAAAGGTATAGGCCAAAGCATCCTAGACGGATACAACCCAACTGGGGGCAGTTTAATTCCAACTGTACCAAGGAGAATCTTAGAACTCACATCCTTGAATAAGGACGGTCTGGGTAGAGAAATTGTTCCTGAGTATTTGATGGATCAGAACATGGCGGCATATGCTAAGGTTAACCCTTGGACCGCAAAAACTGTAGGTGGAGAAATCGCAATTGAGCTTTCCAAGGAACTAGAAAATCTTGGTGCTCCTGTATCTCCAGAAAAACTTCTCTATATGTTTCAGACTGGACTTGGTGGAGCGGGAACTGAAACATTAAGGTTGTTTGATGTTACAAGTAAGCTGTTTAATCGGGAAGAAATTAAAGCTAACGACGTTCCAATCTTCCGAAGATTCTTTGGATCAACTTATGCAGATGGCTTTGAGCAACGCACCGGAATAGAGCCCGATCTAAAGCTGTTTGAGTATGAGCAGAACACTCAGAACTCTTTAAACAGCCAAGAAGCCTTTGATGTAATCACTAGATTGCAAAGCATAGACGATCCACTGGAGAAGCAAATGGCCCTGCAGACTGAACTGTCGGCTTCTAACAAATCGGTTCAACGCAGAGTTAGAAAAATGCTTCAAGACAAGGAGCGTGGAATAACTAGGGGTGACAAGGATATTAGGAGGCTAGGAGTTGAGAACGGAAACAGAGCTAGATTTTACCAGTCTCAAATTGAACGCATCCCACCTGCATATGTAAGTCAATTTATTCAAGAGCAAAAAGATAAAGGGATTTTGACTGAGAGCGTGGAGAATCAATTAAGGATTAGAAACGCATTGGAATCAATTGCACCTGTTTCAGTGATAAATGAAAACTAAGACTATATATATGCTAGGTGGCAAAAATTACAAAGGCCACAAGCACTTTAAAAACGGACGTTGGTTCACTGGGAAAACTCCACACTTTTCTAGTAAACCACTCTCTGTTCAGAACAGGGTAGTTGCCGATTCTAGGAAACGCATCTCCTACTAAAAGAATAAGGGCCGAGAATGACCTCGGCCCCGACGGGTTTAATGAAAGGTGAAAAAGATAAAACACCTTTTCCAAAGATTACTCGTCTGGATTACCGTCTAAATTTTCTTCCTCCTTCTGTGGATTGAGCTGATTGTTAAGCTGTTCGCACTGCTCTTCGTTCATCTCATCTATAGCTTTGGAGGCTTGTTGTCTTAGTAAATTTGCACAACCAACAACAGTCAATGAAGATGTTAGCAATTCCTTAACTTGGTCTATAGTAGCCGTGTTAATTAAGTGGTTGTAGTAGTCTTGTTTTAGTTTATTCAGGTCCATGATATTCCTCGTTTTGTATTTTAGTTTCAAGGAGAGCCAGAGCCCTCCATGCCACAGCTACATAGTCCTCTTCTAAGAGGTGTCGCATCAGGCAGTCATGGTGATCGTTAGATTTTCCTGGCTCCCAGTGAAGAGGTTCAAGGGGATCGCAATGTTTCTCATTGCCAGCATAGGATTGCTGGGCCACTGCTGCAATGGCGTTCGGAAATGGGGACAGTACCCCAGAATATATGGGCCACTTTTTTCTTTCATGGCTCTCTTCGGGGATTAGTTTTACTCTGTTCTGTGGATTAGATCTAAAAATCATAGCGATATAAACTTAACCAAGTGCATGGGAGACATATAGAATGATTGCACCATATCTTCATAACGTGAGTCTTTTTTAGTTTCGCAATACCAGCTCTTATGTGAGCTTCCCTTTACAATTGCTGCATGGGTTTCTCTTTTGTTTAAATAGTAATACCTATATGGCCTTGGCTTTGCCCTGTCAAATGAATGTTTAGCACACACAATAAATTTTGAGTTGAAAGGCCAGTCAGCTCTGCCGGTAAAGTCAACTCCTAGCTTTTTCACTTCAACCCTTTGACCAACATACAAGTCCCCGTCATCGGCAAACTCCTCCCACTCCTCATGTGATGGAGCGACAAAGGTTGGTGGTATGTTCACCGGATAACCCATCGAGCTGATGTGGTTTGCAATTTTCCAAACTGGCCCGTGGCTTTTGGCTAGGTGCTTTTTGAATCTTTCATTGTCGTTCATTTCTTTTTTCTCTTTGCGTTCTCTTCCTTTGTCTTGGCCTTGTGTGCTTCCTTGCTAACTGCCTGTAGGTTTTCTTTACCACAGAACAACCTAGGAAGAAGCTCGTTCCAATTGTATCCAAGATATTTAGTTTTGCGTCCCCACTTTTCGGGGATTACCGGCTCGATGTGGTCAACCTGCATTTCCTTTGCGGGGAAAAGCTTATTGGTAATAGCACATCGGTACATCTTCCGCATCCTGCCGGTCTTCTCGTTCTTCTGGCTTTCAACAAACGACTCATTGAGTGTTTGATATTTGGGAGCCCACCTCCTAGTCCCCGACCTAACACAGGACATCATAAAAGATCTTAGTCTAGCTTCAGTCCAAACCTTCATCGCATCTTGTTGACCAAGTCATAGAACATGAAGCAACCGATAGCATCATGCAGTGCCTTGGCCTGTGCCTGTTCAGTCCACGTCTTGACATGGGTGTTTCCGTTATTGGTATTGATTATGACGGTGTGAATTGGCGGGTCATAGTCTAGGTAACTGGCAAGCCTTACCATCCTAGATTCCGAAGCTAGCTGCATAGCGTCCTTGTGGTATGCCTTGCGGGAAATTTCCTGATGCTCTGCCACATCCCTTGTCTTGTAGTCAAAGAGGGCAAGCTTGCCATTGTGTACGGCCAGTAGATCAATTGTTCCTGCTGTGTTAAACTCTTGGTCACTGTTGGAAATCACTCCCTCAACTTCCACAACTTCTAGGTCTTGGTCATCTGCCCATTTAATGAACGGCATAACAAAGGGCTTCCAAGATTGGGGACACTGACCCCCGCAAATGGTAGTTTCTAAATGTTTGTGGCATTCGGTTCCCCAAGAAGAACTCTTTACCTCCTCGCCAGTCTTTGGATGAACCCTCATCCCCCACATCATGTCCATGATTTCCTCTTCACCGAGGTTTGGGTGTTCCTTGGTAAGCTCGATTGCTTTCTTAGTCCTCCAAGTTTCAAAGAAGAAATCTGGATACACCTTCAGCTTCTCGGTAACGCTGGCAACTATCGCCTTGCCACTACTTTGAGTTTCCTTCCTTGCCTGGAAGGGAGTGGACAGGTCATCCCGAAGGAACCCCGTATCTTTTTTTACTTCATAAAAGTGTGCCATAATATAAAGCGGGGGCCAAAGCCCCCGCAGTTTAACCTAACCCAAACTAGAATGGTGCTCCTTCTTCCTGAACCAACTCTCGGTCCTCTTGGATAGCTTCCCTAATTTCTAGCAAGTCCTTTGCAATGGAGAATACAATGTATTTAAATTGCTCACTGTATCCATTGCTCTTGAACGTACTATCTTGTACTGCCGCTTGGCAAGCTTGGTTTATGCAAGCTTGAATGGCAATCTCTCTTCCCTTGTCTACTCCACCACTGCCATTGTTGGAATAGTTCGGTCGTTTGTAGAACGTCTCGGTTCCATCCTTGGACTGGTGTCCGGTGAATCCTTGACTGTCCTGTGGAATCTCTCTTGGTATTGAGATTTTCCATTTGGTGTGACCCTTCGGGGTCTTGTATGTTGAGTCGGTTGCCTCTACTGTGGCTCCCGCTTCTGCCCACCGAGGGGCTTTGCTTTTGCCGTTGGCAACTCCTTTTGTGCCATCGTCAAATTCTAACCAGAACCCCCAGAGGTCCCCGTTAGGTGTGTTTCTTGGTTCGTCTCCCATGAGACGCACTGTTTTTATTGTTTTTAGATCAGACATTTTATTTTTAGTCTACGTTGTACCAATACTCATCCTCTGGTGAGAGGGTAGAGATTGGGCTTGTTTGGAATAGTCGGGTTTTGGTATCAAACCAAAGGTCGCGACTAAAGTTGACCCCGCTGTTGCGTTGCTTGAAGCAGGTGAATGTTCCGTCTCCTTGCTTCTTATACTTGTCCTGCTCTTCAGCACTTCCGTTGGACATGACCAGTTCCTTAGCAGTGTTGCGGTGCATACTGCATATGGTGTGGCTAGCCTGAGACAGTTCTTGACTGCCAAGGATAGATCCAGGGCTGGTAGGGGCATACTTAGTACCCCCATTCTCTTTACTTTTTGCATCGGCGTGAGCTATTAGGACAATTGAAAGCTGATGCTTCACGGCTGTCCTAGCTAAGTCTTTAGCTATAAGACCCTGTTGCTCAAAGTCAAGCTTCGGTGCAAGATAGCTGAAGCTGTCTATCATAATGGTATTTATTCCATACTTCTGCTTGGCTAAAATTATCTCGGACTTGAGACCATCCCAATTGTTTCCACGGTTCTGGAAGTTGGTGTCATCAATGAAGAAGATGTTCTCTCCAAGTTCATCAGCAACTTGAGAACACTGCTCATGTTTCGGCTCCTCTCCAAGGAGTTGTGTTCCCAGTTGAAGCATCATGTTCTCAATGGGAACCTCAAAGGATACGGCCATACACTTCGTTCCTGTGCTGGCTAGGTGTAGCAGTAGCTGGTATGCTATCTGGCTCTTGCCTGAACCTGGAATGCCAATGATGGTCAGTAGCTCGCTCTCCCTCAATGATAGGGGCATATCTTGGAAGCACCAATTCTTCCATTCTCTTTCCCTCTCCTGCTGGGTTACACAATCCTGCATCTGCAACACAAAATCATTGGGCCTTACCAAAGCCTCTGGCTCGTTGCCCTTGGCACTATCCATAAGCTTCTTCAGATCGTCCTCAGTGGGGTGATCCTTGACCAGCCAATCGTTTACATCATTGTGTGGCTCCGGTATCTCAATACGGTAACAGCGGTCCGCTGAGAGCCTCTGAGATAGCTTGATAAACATCTGCTGACCTGCGTCATCCATGTCACTGGCAACGTAGATGCGTTCCATCCTAGTCAGAATCTCAAAGCAGTTCTCAATCCACCCGTGATTACTGGCTGATGGTACAGCAATGACTGGAATGTTACTCTCCTTCTGCATCTGGTGCAGACTCATACAATCAATCTCACCCTCACAGATGATAAGCTCTCGGTCATCCTCCCCAACTAGGTGCAGTCCAAACGGTGAGTTGAATACAGGTTGGGTGGAATAGATTTGTTTCTTGTTACCGATGCGGGTGATGCACGTATACTTGAGCATCCGGCAACGGCCTTCGGTGTCATAGAGTGGTGCTCCCCACCAATGGGAGCCCTGCTTATCTTGGGCAAAGATGTTGTACTTACCAAGGGTGCGNTCGTTNATCCCCCGCTTCTCAACCATATACTTGTGAACNTCGGAGCCTCTTANTGCAGTGTCTGGAATCTCCTTAACCTCCACCCTGTCCTCCTTCTTGATTGTTCTAATCTGCTCAAAGCCACAGAATTTGAGAGCCCATCTCATCGTCTCGGAGAACGATCCACCGAGCTTGCGGTGACACAGCTCTAAGATGTTGCAACTCTCCCCAGTCTGGTGATCCTTGGCAACGTACACGCTACTGTTTTGGGCCTTGAACACATTACAAGACCGTCCCTCAACATCACCTCTCAAGTCGGCCATGACATACCGGCCACCTGCCTCCCGTTTTGCGGCGGGAAACATATCAGCCATGAGCCTATCAATTTTTGTGCTGAGTTCCCGTTTTATTTCTTCAGGTGTTTTCATATTTTAAGATGTAAGGGTTGGTTTTGTTCTCTCGGTTCTGGTTTTAGCATCCGGTCTATGATAACTCCGGTGCAACACTGCTGTTCATACGCCAAGCGGTGCAAGAGATCGTGGGTTTCGGGGCTGATAGTTGTCTGCAACCTTACCCTGTCTCCTGGCATCCACTTGCGTGGCCGCCCTCTTCTTTCTTTTCTGTTTTTATATCTGACAAGAGCAAGATCCCTGAATGATGGATCGTTTTCTGTCAACTGCTGTGTGGTTTTTTTGTTTTCGGCCATACTTTTTTTGTTTTATTGGTTGTTTTTTAATTAAAGGACTGCGGCCACTGCTTGCGCCGCTCGTTCCAACTTCTGCTTAAACTTCTTATCCGTATCTCTCCATGCCATCACCTTGTCATCGGCATAGACACAGGATGAGTGATCCCGATTGGCATACCAGCCAACCAATGGCCATGAAACCTGTCGGCCAGTCATCTTGGCTAGGTGTATTGCCACAAAGCGTGGCTCTACAATGTGGTGTTGCCTTCTCTTCCCCCGCATATCCTGAACGGATACACCATAGAGGTCTGAAACGGTTTTGAATACCGTCTCAAAATTGTCGATCATTGATTTTGGTGGTTTATATTTCATTTAAAATTTAGTGCCTC